ACCTGAAGGATTTTGGTATTTTTTAGCAACCATGACTACCTTTTCTTAGCTGTCTTAGCCGCTCTTTTAAATTGCTTTGCAGTAGGTGCACCTTTGCTTCCTACTTTTCTCATTTTTTCGCCACTACCTGCCGCAATTCTTTTTCTTTTAGCATGTATGTTAGCGTATAATCCACGTTTTGCCATAATTATTTCTTCTTTTTAGCTTTCATTATTTTCTTTTGTAAAGACATAGGTAGTCTTTTTTGTCCACCTTTTAATGCTTTACTTGGTCTTCCTTTTTTTGAACCGTATGTTCCTTTTCCCATTGGCATATTTATTTCTCCTTTTTAGTTTTATTAGTTTCTTCTACTATGGGTACTTTTTTTGATATTATATCTAATTCAGATATTGCATGTTTTGCATGAACAAGTTTATCAAATCTTGATTTTAAGACTTTTATAAAATCATCATGGTCTGCCACTCCAACACTTTTTTGTAAGAATGTATCAATGACTGCTGTGTGTTCAGCAACTTCTGCTTCATACAATTTTTTTAATGCTGATAACCACATATTATATTTCTGAGTTAGCTATCTTAGCTTTTACCGCCGCTTGATAAGCAGGGTCTTTAGAATATCTAGGGTCAGCCATTGCTTGAGTTACTTCAGCCCAAGATGCGTAACCTTGTTCTGCAACTGGCGTAGCTTTACCTTGTACTAAATTTGGTTCAGTACCATTAGCCGCTTGATATTTAGCTCGTAAACCATCTACTGCTAATTTTACTGTGTCCATGTCTGCACTGTTTACTGCCGCATTGTATGCTTTCTTTTCACCATCAGACATATTTTTAGATGCCCATGATGCCATTTCACTATATGCTTCTTCACCACCTACCATGCTTTTTACATTGTTAGTTTGTTGTTCGCCTATAGCTTTTTGTCCTGCAATAAATTGGTCAACGTATGCTTTTGGAATACCTGACTCTTCTAATGCTTTGTATGACTCTTCACCTAATTGACCTTTTTCTGCGTACTCTTGTGCTAAATTATCAAAATTTAATCCTGCATTTTCTACAGCATTTTCAGCTATCTCTAAAGTATTTTCTTGTTTTGTTTCTTCTACTTTAGACTCTTCGCCTTTTAATGTTGTTGCACTTACAGGGTCAACTTCTGGTTTTGTTTGAGATTGTTCACCAAGTTTCTTTTCAAGCTCCGCATAACTTTTAGCCATTTCTTCTACTGACTTAAATTTTTCTGGTAAGCCTTCAATACTTTGTGTGGACTGTTTCTCTTCTACTGGCTTTTCGCTAGTAGTCTCTGCTTCTTTTATTTCTACTGTGTCTACCATTATGTTTCCTTAACTATTGTTGTTTAGATAAATTGTTTGCAACTGGTGCTACAGCTTTCTCAGCCATATTCATCATTTGCTCGTTTTGCATTTGCTCTTCTTGAGCCGCCGCTTCCTGTGCCATTTGTTCTTGTGATTTAATTAATCCGTCTGTATCAATACCTAAACCAGTAGCAATACGTTTTATTAAATCATCAGGGTTTAACGATTGAACAACCGCAGGATTTATTTGAGCTAAGTTACCTATCTCAGCTACAAATTCTCTTAATTTTTGTAAATCATTTCCTCTACCTAGAGCTTCAATACCTGTAATGATAGTAGGATTTACTGAACCTTTTGGTAAAGAAGGTATTTCATTTGCTTGTTCCATTCTTTTC